TCATATCTACATTACATTCATCACATTTCATTCTCCGTCCTCCACAGGCACAAGCTCAATAAGCGGGTTAATCCATTCTATATCACTTAGAAAATCGGTATTTTCACCCATTAAGTGAGCTGATGTATCTGCGATGTACAGCGCACCATTCATGATTTTACCAAGTTCTGATTTTGTGAATCTAGAGTATTTATTTTCATATCGACCATTTTTATTTTTGGTATTACATTTAGCAAAACCAACTAATTTGCCCATAAATCCATAACTCACTAATTGAAAAAATGGCTTGTTTCCATTATTTAACGGACTAAGAAACACATAATATTCTCTCTCGCTCATTCCGCCACCTCAATCTGTTCATAGCTCCCAGTTTGCATGCTGTTGATTTCTTGCTGGGTGACTTTG